TTCGGAATGCGTTGCATGGCTACCTCGGGATGACAGTGATGGTGGGCACGGTCAGATACGTGATCGTCATGACGTCGCCCGCATTCATTTCGAAAATCTCGCCGCCGGCAAGCAGCCCGACAGTCAGCACCACCGCGCCGCGCGCATACGATGCAGCGCTGATCGTGCCGCCGACGATGTGAATCGCCTGCCTGCTGGTCGCGCGATAGGTGAATGGCGATGCGCCGACCGTGACCGTGCGAGGCGCCTGCGAACCGCTCGAGTCCGCGAGATCGGGGACCGAGAAAATCATGTCGGCGAGGACGTTCTGATCAGCCATTTGCCAGCACCATTTCGCCAAGGTCGTCGGGCTGCCGGCGCAGGGCCTGAAGCTGCTGCACTTCGAGCGCGAGCGATTGCAGGCTCTGCGCGAGGTTCTGCAGCGAGAACACCGTTTCGAGCGCCAGCACGTCATCGATCGTCAGCGACTCGGGTGTGACGCCGCCGCTGCCGCCCGTGCGCCGCCAGAGCTGGATCAGGAACAGGAACCACGTTTCGGTGACGACGCCGGTCTTCGGGTCCGTGAACGGGACATTCACAAGCGGCACATCGGTCTGAATGGTCGGCGGCGTGCTCATTGGTTATTCGACTCCGCCTGGATCCACGCACCGAGCAGCGCGGTCTTAACCGGAGCCGACCACGATAGTTCGAACACGCGATCACGTGCCATGCCGAGACGCTGGTACTGAAGCGACGTGATGTACTCACCTTCGAGCCCGAGGCTGATGCTGATGGCGTTGCCCCACGACTTGCCGCGCGTATCGCTCCAGCGCAGGAAGACCGGCACCGGGTCATACGTGCCCGTGCCGTTGCCGACTTCCATGTTCGCGAGGAATTCGCGGTATCGCATGCGGTCGCTGTTGTCGTCGACGCTGTGCATGAACGAGCGGATGCGCGGGATCGGATTGCCGTTGTCCGTGTACGCGTTCACATCGAACAGGTACAGGTTGCCGTTCTCCCAGTCGCCGACGATCGGCATGCCATAGGCCGACGCATAGCAGTTCGCGCGGTGCCGGTGCAGGTTGCCGTTCCCGTCGATCCAGTTGAGTTCGTTCCACTGCTGCGTGGACAGGTCGTACTGCCAGGTCTTGTCGGCAGTCGGGAACGTGAGCACGTAGAAGAAATGCCCCTCGATCTGGTACGTGAAGCCGATCGCGTCATCGATGCGCGCGTATGTGGCCAGTTCGTTATCGAGCGCGTGCGTCGAAATCTGGATAGCGTTGAACTGCGAGGTCCGGTTGACGTAGCAGTTGCCCTGCGGCGACTGCGCGAGCCAATAGACCTCGCCATCCATCTGCGCGATCGAGCCGGACGCGGCGCAGCCGTGCTGCATGAACACGCCCGGCAGCCGCTCGAAGGCGAATGTCGTGTCGCCTGCGTTAAACCACACTTCGACCGTCTCAGCGCCGAGCAGGTAGATATAGCGCTTGGCTACCGCGATGCCGATCAGCTTGTCGGAGTACGCAGACTTCGAAGCAAAGTCGGTCGCATCGAACGAGATTTCATCGTTCAGCGAGATGTACCACTCGCGCGTGCCCGGCATGTTCAGCACAAGGAAGCCGTCGACGAAGCCGACCGTATTGCCGCCCGCGAACACGCCATCGGTAATCGGCGCGAACTTGTCGTCCGTCAGGTCGATGGTGTATCCGGCGCTGGTGCCGTCGACGATCACGACGAAATTGGCGTTGTCGACCATGTCCACCGGACCGCTGTCGGTAGCCATGTCGCCCAGGCTCTTGAGCGTGAACGACGAGTCGATCGAGAACACCGTGGCGCCGCACACGCCGTACAGCGTGCCGTTAGATGCGAACCAGAGCCCGCGCCAGCCAGTCCCGAAATCGGGTGTCGCGGTCGCTTTGAGCGTGAGGCCCGGAGTCGGGTAATAGGTGAACGGGAACGACGAATCCTTCGGGTTCTGCTCCGCATACAGACCGATGCAGCGCTGCGCCTCCGCGACCAGGCTCTTGGCCGAGTACGCGCCTGTGACCAGCGGGAACTTCACGGCGAACTCCCGATATAGAAGTCACCGTAAATGTTGTAGGTGCCCGTGTTATTGCCCTGCAGCGCGATTGGCATCTGCAGGCGCGGAATCTGCGCGTTCACTTCTTCGATGATCGACAGCGATGCGGCCGCCTTTCTCTCGGCCACGTCGCTCACCGGCAGCCCGTAGAACGGGTATAGCTCGAGCGTCAGATTCCACATGAGCGCCGCGCTATATTCGGGCGGCAGCGCGAGCGTATCGCTCAGGTTCTGGAACTGCTGAAGCTGCTGCATCACGGTCAGAAAGATCTCGTACTGGTTGCTGGGTAGCGGCCAGATGAAGACGTTGCCGATCGGATACGCAGCGTCGTAGAACGCGTACCGCGGGAAGGAATTCAGGTTCTTGATCGATATCCGGTTGTAATCCTCGCGCGCACGCAGAATCTCAAGCGGATAATCGACCGGCAGCGGCGTGTTCTGGTTCTGGCGGAAGAACGCCGATTCCAGCTTCGCCGGCCGCGGCACATCGAAATCGGCGCCCGGGCCGACCGTGTACGACAACGCGCCGGTGCCCTGCTTCGATACCGTCACCAGCTCGTAAATCATGTAGCGGCGGCGCTGCAACTGCGCCATCAGCATGTTGAGGAGGTTGAAGCAATCGTTGATGTCTTCCGCAGCCGCGGTCTGCCCCACGCCGAGGACGTTGGCCGTCTTCAGCGCGAGGTTGATCAGATCGCGGGGCGTCTGCGGAAGCGGAGAGGTCATGTTAGTGCGACGTCCAGGCCGAACCGTTGCACAGCACCGGCACCACCACCGCGCCACCGCCAGTGAGCGCAGCGTTATAGGTCGGGCTCGTCGCGTCGGTCACGACCAGCAACAGCGCCTTCGACGATGCGTTGCAGGCCGGCAGCGTGGCGACGGTGAACTGCGCCGGCTGCATCTGCACAGAGCCCGCGCTTTGCGTGCTCATCGAACCCGCGCAGAACGGCAGCGCCGAGCCGACCGACACGCCCGAGCCGTTGTAATAAGTGCTGCCCTGCAGGAAGAACGTGCCGCACTGGTTGTTGATGGTCTGGAAGCCGTTGCTCGGATTGAACTGGGCCTGCGCAGACAGCGAAGCGGCGAGGCCTGCAAAGGCCACGGCGAGCGAGACAAGAATCTTCTTCACGATTGACACTCCTTGGCGTCGTTGATCAGTGTCTTGAGCTTCTCGACGCCAGTCCGCGGATGCGGCGACAGTCCGAGTTCGCGCGCCTGCGCCATCAGCGTTTCGCGTTCGTCATCGCCGCCGGTGGCCGCCGCTTCCTCGTCTGCGTTCTCGACGATGATTTGCGAGCCATCGGCCAGCGTCACCCACTTCGGGTACTCGACGAAGACGTACGGTGCGGTGAAGTTGCGCATGTTCGGATGCATCGATTGCCCCTCAAAAAAGGAGCCGAGGATGTGCCCCGGCTCCAAACCCACCACCTGCCGGAGACTCGGTTAAAGGATGTCGGCCACCGCGACCGCCCATTCCGGACGAATGGCCGCGAAGCCATACAGCACGTCCAGACGCGTGATCAGGTTGTCGCTCATCACGTCGTAGCCGGTGATCATCCGCATCGCGCATCCGTCGAACTCCGCGCGCGCCGACTCGACCACGCCAGCCGTCGGCATGACCAGGTCAGCCGTGGCGAGCGTGAAGGCTTCGGGATAGAACGCGATGTTCTGGCGATAGGACGAACCGGCCGGCAGCACCAGCGCGACGGCAGCGCCGTTGGCGGGCGATGCGGTGACGGTGTTGAACGCAGCCGGCGCGGGCACGATGGCCGGATAGATTGGGATCGACGTGGCGCCCGTGGCGACGTTTGCGGTCACGACGAACTGGCGCAGCGCACCCTGCGTCTGGCCCGTCAGGCGGTTGATCGCGTTGACGCCCGCGATCGTGATGATGTCGCCCGCGTTGAGCGTGCCGGTAATCGCATTCACGGTCAGCGTGTTGCCGGTCTGGTTCGCGCCGTTGACCGTGCCGCCCGCCGAGAACGTGCCGTTCGTGTGGATCTGGACCGTCTGGTCATCGAACCAGTCGAAGCCCAGCGTGTCGGTCGTGATCATGCCGGTTTCGTACTGATCCGAAATCTTCTTCTGCGGATTCAGCAGGCCCGCCAGCGTCGGCACAGTGCGCGCTTCGGTGATCATGTCGAGGATGATCGAGCGGTCCATGCGCGGCGCCAGATTCTGCGAGAGCTGCGCGCCGGCGTTCAGCCAGGTGCTCATGTCCGGCGAAACCAGGTTGCCCGAACCATCGGTCTTGAATGACAGGTTCGATGCCGCATTCGATACGCTGATCAGATCGCCGGCCATCGACGCCGCGAGACGGTTCACGGCGGGCGCCAGAATGCGCTCGCTGTAATCGTCGAGGGACATGGTCTTTTCGGCGGTGCCGAACGCGACAGGCACGTTCTTTTGCGTCGCGACCGTGAGCGTGGTGTTCTGCTCGTTGGTGCCCTGCGGAACAATCGCCGGGCCGGTGTTCACGACATAGTCGTTCGGCAGGCGGATACGCAGGGTGTTGCCGATCTTGGCGCCATCGCGCGCGAACTGATCGTCGTATTGCCGGTTCACCCGGCGCAGGAAGGCGTTGGTCTGGCTAAACAGACGCACCGCCTCGTTGGTGACCATGTTGATGGTCAGCAGGCTGTTGGCCACGTTGCTCTCCCGAGGCAAAAACGAAGAAGCCATTGCTGGCGGCTTGTCTCTGCCCTGCGGAGACCTGCTTGACGGGCCAATCCGGCGATTACGGCTCGCCTTAGCCTATGAAACCCTTTGCGCTATACCGCTGCGCTATCGGTGATTCGGAATCTATGTGATGGGAAAAAAGCTGTCTACAGCACATGCTCGCGGCTGGACTCGATCGCATGCGTTCGGATTGGCCGGTGATCAAATCCGGCTTGCACCTACTGGGAGAGGCGGCGAGTCCAGGCGTGAGAACGCGAAAGACCCACGCCGCCCGTATCAAGCTGCGGCGCCGACCGCCGCTGACAGCGTGGGTTGATCTGCCTAGCGCCGCTTCCGCGCGTTCTTATTTCTCCACGCGATGAACCCCTTCGGGTCCTTGTCCGGATCAGGCATCCCGCCGTCGGATCGGCTCGAACCGCCCTCCAACCCTTCGACCGGCGGCGGGGCCTTGCTGATCTGCTTGCCGAGTTCCTTGGCAGCCTTCGGCGCGAGCTTCGTCAGTTCGATGGCCATCTGCACCGGATCGAGCGATGTGATGCGCGCGGCCTCGCTCAGGTTCTCGGTCTTGCCGAGATAGGTCACGACTTTCTCGGCGCCCGGCACATTGGTGAGGACTTTCAGGAAGTCCATGCCGCCGATGTCTGCCATCTGCAGGTTGTCGACCGACTTCTTGAAGGCCTCGCCAAACTCCTTTTCGCCCGCATCGTTGATCGCCGCGATCTTCGAACTCAGGTCCTGCGCGCCGACGCGCTCCTGATACTTGCGCTCGGCGGCCGCGTCGACCAGCGCGTGCACGTCGTGCTGCTGCGGCTGCGGCGACACGGCATTCGGATCGCCGCCCGCGCGAAGCTGCGCGATCAGCGTCTCATGCTCGCGCACACGCGCTTCAGCTTCCGCCGCGCGCTGCTCGGCTGCCCGGCGGGCCGCGGTGATCTCGCTGATGCGCTTCGGCACCCAGCTGGTATCGGGCTGCTGGCGCTGCTCGGTCTGCTGCTCGACCGGTTGCGTTTCGGGCTGCTGCTGGCCGGCCTCGACTTGCTGCTCGGTCTGGACATCGCTCATGGTGCTCTCCGGTGAATGCGTGATCAAAATTAATTGAGGTTGACTTTTTGTACGCGGCGCTCTTTGCCTTGCGCTACATTCCCGCTAGCGAATGCAGCGACTGCTTGAATCGTGCACATCCATGAAAAATCTCGCGCGCCGACCGCACTTCTGTCCCACAGATCAGCCAGATCGCTGCTATCGAATGAAATGTTTCGTTGAACGCCATCATCGAGACGATCAAACCGAGCAACGAAGGAATCGGAAGAGATTGAGTACTCGCATATCACGCGCATCCCACCCCAGTAATAAGCGCATCGTGAGGGATTATTTTCGTAGCCCGCAGGTAGCGGTAAATCATTCGATTTCATGGGTGCTCTCCGGTGGTTACTGTGGTGCTGCCTGTGGTTCTTGGACTGGCGCCAACACGCTCTGAATGCCGCTGGCGTACAGGTTGGCGGGATCGGTCTGGTCCGGCTGGATGCCGGCGTCCGGATTCGGCGCGCGCAGAATCTCGGCCAGCGCCTTGCGGATGATCGGTTCGAGCGCGCCATCGCCCATGCGCTCGGCAATCACCTTCAGGCGGTCGGTCTCGGCCTTGAACGAATTCAGGATGGCCGTGTTGTCGTTCTCCATGCGCAGCGCGAGGTGGTTCAGGCCATCGATATCGACGCGCTTCTGCTGGAGCTGCTGCTCGATCGACTTATCGTGCAGCGCCTGCTGCATCTGGGTCATGACCTGGTGCGCCTGCTGCAATTGCTGCTGAAGCGCCTGCACCTGCGGGTCGATCTCCCCGAACACAGCCGGGTTAGTCGACTTGATCCAGTTGCGCATGCGCTCGGCGAGCTTGTCGGCGCTCGGGAAGTCGGCGTTGCTCATGTACAGGTCGCCAATCACCTGCGCGAGCGCCGGCTGAGCGGCCAGCAACTGCGTCTGTGCATCGAATGCCTGCTCGCGGCGCGTATCGAAGCTGGGGCCGGCCTTCGCGATCACGTTGTAGCGGCCGACCGACGGGTTGAAGATCGCGCGGATCTTCGCTTCGCCCTTGTCCTCCGACTGCTTGACCGCCTGAGCGCCCTTCGGATCGATCTGTATCTGGCTTTCCTCACCCGATTCCTCGTCGGTGATCAGCAGCACGCGGCGCGTGTCGTAATACTTCGGGATCGCGTCGATCAGTTGCACGCCGGTGAAGCGGATAGCGTCCGCAATGGCGTCCTGATAGTTGAAGGTGACGCGCTGGCCCTGCTTCTGGCGCTGCTCGATGGAGATGCCGCTGACCT